TCCTTTTTCGAGGTATGTAGCGCAACAGACTGCGTATCTACCAGCGTGCTATGGCCACTATCGGAGTATACAGAGTGGTATAGGGTGCCCTGCGCGCCCACAGCCTCGTCTCGATAAAGCATGTTATACCTTAGAACGTTATAAGTATCATTGTAGAGGTCTTGGTAGGGAGTACCGGAATCGAATTCTACCAGGACTATGCGGTTTACCGGGCCTGCAACGTTTCCATACCGAGCATAGAAAAACGATTCTTCTGCAATATCCATCGCAGTAGGATCGTCCAGCAATCCGGCGGCATTTGCCATAAACCATGTGATTAGGACACCACCCCCGTCGCCTAGTCCTTCTCTTGCCTCATACTTGTGCTCGAAGTCTCCGCCAAAGTGAGCCGCGCCGTAACTCTTGACAATTCGCCAGTGTTCCTTCCGGCTGCCAGCAGCTACAGACACCTTTGTTGCGCTATCGACGGTGAGCACTCCGTTGGAGTCGTGCTCAGTGTAGGTGGTAAAGTTTTCAGTCGGGTCGGGCAACACTTCGCGGGAACCGGCCAGCCCGATTTGATCCGGCGTTATCCACTGGTCCCAACTACTGTCAGCCTTGCCCATCCCTTTGACGGCAATCACTTGATCCTCTACGGCGAGATTCTTAGGATCGCAAGGGTCAAGCGCCAGTCGCGGACTGCGTTGGTCGCGAAGAGAATTCAGCCGCTCAAACACCTTGCGCTGTCGAGGGTTGAACTCTACGAACACCCATTCGCGGAAATCCCGCGCGGATAGCTTCTTTTGCAGGACGAGAAGCCCGCGCTCGTTATGCCATAACCGCAGCCGCTCCGCTGCCCGAAAGCAGAAAGCGAGCTTGTCGTCCTTGGTGACTGTGGCGACGGGCAGGTCTATCACTACAGCTATCCCTTCCCCTTGCTCTCAATGCGGAAGTCGCCATCCTGCTCGCCCGATCCCCACGGTTTGGGCCGCTGATGCACGTCGCGAGGGATGCCGTCGTCGCCAACGTGGCGCGCGTCAATCAGCACCTCCACGCCGCTCTCGGGCTCTGGGAACAGTCTGTCAAACAAGTCAGCCATTTTAACCTCTCCCCCTGTGCGGCTTGAGGTCGCTGGTACAGTCTTTCGGGAAATCCATCAATCCCTCCAAGGGTTTTTTACTTGAATCATGTGTGCCCCACACTATCACTTCTCCATCCGTTTAGCCACGGCCGCAATCACTACTGCGACTCCAGCACAGAAACACAAGAATGCGATCCACATCTAATCGCTCGGCCAGTCGCCCGTTACAATGACGACCAGGATTAAGATGAAAACGATGAGGACTACCAATCACTTCCCACCGACTATCTTTTTTAAGTCTTCTTGTGACATTACAACGAACTTCTTGTCCCCTCCTGAGCGTGCGACGGCTGCGGTTATCAGTGTGCCCAGGATCAACAGTGCTACAGCTCCGACGTAAAACCAAACCCGACCTACCGATTTCTTTGCGGCTCCCGCGCAGATTTTTGCTCCCTCTGCTTTCCTGTCTGCATCTGCAGCCACCACTGCCACCGCCTTGATGTCTTTGAAAACTTCATTAAGATCAGTTCTGGTAAGCGCCTTCTCCTGGTGGATGCGTACTTGCGTAATTCTCTCGTCCCTGTCACGGTCGCGAGTGTGCATGGCAGCGTCACGCTCGTCCATTCTCTGCACCGCCCCCGCGAACAAATCACGCAAAGGCTCCATCTGACTCCGGCATTGTTCTGCGCTTACGTGGTCATCTGCCATCTCTAAAAGTTCTTTCCCTGGATCTTGTACGCTGCAAGGGTCTGTCTCGTGGTCGGCGTAAGCAATCCGCCACCGTCCGCTGCGTCTTTCCGAACCTTGTACGAGTAGTCCCCGAGCTTCTCGCTTTCAAATGCCGGGTTCTTATCGCTCGACCCCATCTTGTAAAACGCCAAGGCGACTTCAATGCATGCCTCCTGTACGCTCTCTGGAATTGTTGCGAAGCCCGCGGTGTAGTTCAGGGTGATGTTCTGAAATCCCTTCGGGAAGTATGCGTAGTCCGCAGTGGTGTTCGGGCTGAACTTGATGATACCGGTCTGAGGGTCGTACCGGAACTCATCTTCGCCTGTGTTGTCGATGGTTGTAGTGGTATCATCGTTCCACAGGATCACAACGGAAGCCACGTCGGTAATAGGCAGGTTGTCTGCTATCAAAATGCTGTCGCCCTGTCCGTCGTACACCTCGGCGTGCACCGTGCTGGCGAACGTACGGTGGCACCAGTTCTCAATGAACTCAGTAGCTGCATCCAGGAGTTCGCCCAGCAGCGTTGCACCTATGTTCGCCGCTGCTGTATGTCTGTTGGCGCGTGCTGCAGTAGTCAATGCCATGCTCTGCTCCTAGTTGAAGTGCAGTACACCCTTAGCCAAGCCAGCGCCTACCCGAGTCTCAAGGCAGTGGCCCATTTCGTCGAAGTGCGTCGGAGCGGCCGGCGGGCTGTTTTGGGCTACTGCCGAGCCAGCCGTTGCACTGGTTCCCAACCAATCACCGGCAGTAGAACCACCCGCGTCGATCAGTACATCGGCAATCCCCGACACCACCACCCAAACCTCTGCGGCGTCGGCGATGCCAGCATTGTAAATTACCCCGATAGGATTGACCGCGTTGATCGGAGTAGTCACTACGGAGTTGTTGTTAGCCGTGTCCGACATAACAACCTGTCCCTGGATCGAGTTTGCCCCGGTCTTGTTAGTCAAGGCGATGGCTATCCCACCCTCGGGTGTCGTACGAATCTTGGAAGCAAAGTAACTACCCGATACCGATTGATCGCCATCGGCCGCAGACTGGACGTACTTGAGCGTAGCGCCGCCTGGGTTGTGGATACCGTTTGCGGCCACAAGATCCTCAAACTGTGAGGCCAGCGTAGCTGCCCCTACAAACCAGTATGAGTAGTTGTTAGTTGCGCCTGTGACGTGGATGTGATTGAGCATCCCGCGGAGTGCGGGGGTGCTGCCAACCAAGATGCCTACCGCGTTGGTACTCGTACCGGTTACGTGCATTAGATTATACGAGAACTCTACGTCCCCTGTTCCGCCAAGGTACCCCCCAGCGACCACAGTAGCGCCGACGTCCTCCACGTTGACGTCATTACGTTTGGCTGTGTATACCGCAGCTCCAGTTCCAAACGCCGTCGTGGCTGCAAATATCACGCCTGAAGTATTGTTGACGAATTTTGCGTCCTCTACCGTGATAGTGGGAGCGTTAGCCCCCCAACCGATAGCTGACTTGACTTCAAAGAACCCGCCGGTAGCTCCGGTGTTATTGTAATCTATTGTCCCCTCAATGACCCGTACGGTACCGTCGCCACTGCTGTAGTAGCAGCACGGAGCCTGGCCTGCGGTTGCATACGCCGTGGTCATCTTTGTGTGGCAACGTTTGAAGTTGCACGAGCCAGCCGCTCCTTGGGCTGTGTGAACCAACGAAGTCGCAGCGGTCACATGCGCAAAGATATTGCAAATCTTGCAGCTGGTGAACGCGGCGTAGTCGAAAATGTTAGCGTTTGCTTGAGTAACTATCGTATCCTTCGGGGAGCAACCCATGCCCTGTACTATTTGACTGTTGGCTGTGAGATGGACGGTGTCGTTGGTGTATGTACCCGGACCCACTTCAAACAACGTGCCGACAATCGGATTGGCGTCGAGCGCAGCTTGTATCGTGGTGAAATCACCGCCCGATTTCGCAATGATAACCACACCACCCCAAGCCACTTTCAGGCAGTCCCCAAACACATTACCGAGACAGGCACGTCCGCCGTCGGGCATTACTGACTCAGCCTCCCAACTACGGTACCGGAAGTGTAGCCCCCGGTCTTGACTCCGAAGCGATACAATACGCCGTACTCAATCTCCGTACCTGTCTGTTCCGTGTTGCTTGTGAAGCTGTCAACGTCGAACCAGGTAGTGCCCTTGTTGAACGACCTTTGGACGAAGACCGTGGCTACCCACGTGCCGCTCAGCGAGAAGTTAAACATGCCTTTCAGCAGCACTTCATCGCTGTAGATGTTATGCGCACTAATGCTCTTGGCCGCAAGCGCATCGCCGGTAAGATCAGCCATTAGAAACTGAGCTTCCTGTACACGATGTCCAACCCGTACGTTCTCAGATTGGTATTCGTGTACTTGACGTCCAGCACGTCTCCCTTGGCAATGTGGAACGGGGTGTCCGGCTGGAAGTGTACGTCGGCCGCAGCGTTCATTGCGGTTGTGCTAAGCACAACATCGTGTGCCGTTGCGGTGCCGGAGTCGAGTGCAATCACCAGGTCCTCAACCGCGCCACCCGCCGCACTGAGGTGCACCCGTACTGCCAACAGTTCCACCTCCCCCTCTGGAGTGAATTCGTAGTCGATGGCAACTGCTGCCGTCGCTCTTTCGTGAAAGACGTTTGTTTGCATTCCCATTAGTACAGCATCCTGTATGCGATCTCGATGCCCCAGTTGTCGTTATTGGTGTTGCCGTAATTGACATCTACGACCTCACCCTTGTAGATTTGTACCGGATGCGTCGGATACCAGACGTAGTCGGTCAGGCCGTTCATCGCCTTGGTGACCAGTACAACGTCGTATGCCGTTGCCACCGCGCTGTCGATCTCCACGGTCAGGTCCTCGGCGGCGCTTGCTCCGTCCGCATGATACCGAACGCTGAGGATCTCTATCTCCCCCAGCGGGGTAAGGGCTACTGCCGCAGCTCCCGCTCCCCCACTGGTTCGACTATGTAGTACGTTAGTCATTGGCATGTGCCGTCTCCTTTTGTGCATTGACTGCTTCACTGGCTAGTCGTATCTTTGCGGAGTGTGCGAGCTCTAATCTCTTGCTCACCTCTGTAAGTCTCGTGGGTATCTGGCACTCGGCTATCGGCTTCTTGATCGGAGCGTAGTATCGCAGGAGTCCGGAGCTCTTCAGTCCTTCGTTCTTTTCATACAACGCTTGCGAGGAATCAACAACAAAGTCCCACGCCGGCTCAGTCTTCACCAGCTCCTTAACCACACTCGCCAGCGCCACATCCATAACGTCCCCGTCCGTCTTAGCTTCGTATCCGTACAATGGGGAATGCCACGGGTGCGGACGACACAGGTGCGAGTCGTCGCTGATCACTACCTCTATACCTTTCCCCAACGCCATCCCCAACCAGAAGTCCATGCACGCCTTCTGCGGGAAGTACTCAACAGCTGCGGGCATGCAGTGGATCTTGTGGATGACGATCTGCTCGAACCCTTCATAGATCGCATGGGCTATCTGCCAGGTCAGGGTGGAGGTGGCGTATGCAAATCCGAAGGCATCGATGATCTCATTCGCCGGGAACCGAACGCTCCTCGGTATTGACAGGTTCTCCTCCATCAGGTACACAGGCACGTCCAGATCGTTCAGGTCGTCTATGAACGCCTGAAGCTTTTCTGGTGTGGGCAGCCAGCGCTCGGGTTTGTCGAATACGTATACCCGGCTGATCCCCCGCTGGATGGTGTACCCCATGTTGCACGACCACACCTCGGCGTTGTCGCCCAGCTCGTTGTCCAGCTCACCCAGATACGGGCCGTACATCCCGGTGATGATCACTGTCTTCTTTTGCTGCTGCATGTTTTCTCCTTCGCCAGTTGGAGTGCTAAACTCTTGCCTTCAATCCGTCCCGCTTGCGTGCCGCGGCTAAGAACGCCTTGGCCTTTTTGTCCACTACAGCCATCTTCGTTTGCGCCAGCTTCTCAGCGTGGGTCAGGTGTGTCGGTAGGATGCAATCCTCCCGCGGCTTCTTGATGGGCTCGTACCATTTGACCATCCCGTGGTTCTTCGCGAGCTCAAACATCTCACGCACCTCGTCCGCCATCGAGCTTCCGTCCGTAGCCTTGGGCGAGACCTTGCGTAGCTGCTGGATGATGCTTGACAGGGCGTGCGCCATTACATCACCCTCTATCTTGTGCTCGTACCCGTACAAACCCGAGTGCCAGGGGTGCGGCTTGCACAGCAGGGAGTCTTCCGACATGATTATCTCCACGCCCATCCCTGCAGCCATCCCAAGCCAAAAGTCCAGTGCCGATTTCTGGTGGAAGTATTCGTAGCACGCTTCGTCACAGTGGATCTTGTGCAGCACTATGCGCTCAAAGCCTTCGTCTAATGCAAGGGCGAGCTGCCAGGTCATCGTTGAGGTGAAGTATGCAATGCCAAAGCGTTTCAACAGCCTCTCCACCGGGAACCGAATGCTCTTCTCGATCTCTGGGTGTACGTCTTGGAAGTACACGTCGAACCCGAGTTCGTTGACGTCTTTGAAGAAGGCCGCGCGTTTGTCCTTGCTCGGCAGCCAGTGTTCGGGCTGATCAAAGATGAAGAGCCGGGTGATACCCTTCTGCATCGTGTACCCCATGTTACAGCTCCACAACTCAAACCCCTCGCCGAGCTCTTCGTCCAGCTCCCCGAGGTACGGCCCTGCAAGCCCGGTGATGATCACCGTCTTCTTCTTATCCATCGCGTCTTCTTCTCCTTCGCCATTGCGCTTCGTTGTGGGGGTGGGACCCGATTGCCCCACCCCCGTACTGAGTCGGTCTGCTTACGCGTCTGTGGCTGCCGTCCAGTTGATCGGCATGCCCTTTTCGCCGACCGCGTTTGTTACCTGGCAACCTGACGGGTTGACTACGAACGTGGCACCGGTGAACGCGCCGGTGATGTTGTGGTCGTCCGCCCCAAGGTGGCAGTTGACGTTGGGGCCGATGATCCCCGTGCTGCCGGTGATCGTGTCCAGCACGCACTGGATCGCGTCTGCACCACCAGTCGCATCGGCGTTCCACAGGTGGCAGTCGTGAATGCGCAGCAACGTGGACAACGTGGTTGCGCAATCAATGACTGACGTGGAGAAGTCGCCGTAGATGTTGCAGTCGTGGATGTGGGGCTGGGTAGTACCGACGAGACTGATAGCCGATACAGCACCATCACCCGCATTGCCCACAATCTTGACCTTGACTATCTCCATGCGAACCGCTCCTGCGGTGGTCAGGAGCAAGATGTCTGCAAACTTCGCAGCGTCTGCTTCCCTGATCTCGCAATCGCGGACCTTGCAGTCCGCACCACTGACCTCCAACAGTCCGGTACTGTTGTCGATGTCATTGAGGAAGAGCAAGTTCTCAATGATTGAACTCGCCGCAGCCAGCTTGAAGTCACCCGTGGTAACCGTGCAGGTGAAGGTGGGACGAGCTGCCCCGTCACCCAGACCAATGATCTTGACTCCGGCGATATCCATGTCCACGGCCGAGTCCGCTGGCAAGTTCTCAGCGTGCCCCGGCATGGCATAGATGATATCCCCGTTGTTTGCGACCACCAGCTTGTCGGTGAAAGGCTTGTTCAGAGTAACCATTGGACCATCGGGATTGACACCGTACCCATCGGCGTCCAAGCCGTAGGTCGCCCCGGAGTCCACGTAGAACTTCTTGCCTGTGGAAATCCCTGCATCTGCAATGACCAAACTTCCGTTGAGCCACTGACTCGATAGCAGGTTTTTGCCGTCTCTGTTTGCCGACATCTTTAAGCTCCTTCCTGCTAGTCAGTAGAGGCGAGGATGTTAGTTTCGATCCCCATCTCAGCCACGGCGTTTGCAACGATGACCCCACGCTGATCCACGGTAAACGTTGCACCAGAAATTGCGCCCGTGATATTTGCAGCGTCCACTCCGAGGAAGCAGAAAATGTCCGGGCCGATAACGCCAGTACTACCTGTGACCGAATCCTTGATCACCTGGACGTTATCCGCGCCGACGGTATCGTCAACATTCCACAGAGTGCAGTCACGGACCTTGACAAGCGCCGACAGCGTGGTAACGAAGTGAATGTTTGCCTCGCTGAAGTTGCCGTAGATCCAGCAGCCATGAACAGACAGGCCGTCCGCGCCTATCGCACTGACTGCGCTGACTGCTCCGTCACCGGGATTGGAGATCATTGCGCATCGACCAATCTCCAGGCGATCCGCTGCCGCGGTCGTGAGTACGAGCATGTCCGCAAACTTCGCGGCGTCAGCCTCACGAATCTCGCAGTCGAGGATCTTGCAATCGGCTGCGCTTACTTCCAGAAGCCCGGTGCTGTTGTTCACGTCATTCAGGAACAACAGGTTTTCGATCACCGAGCTTGCCGCTGCGAGTTTGAAGTCCCCCGCAATTGCGGTACACGTAAAGGTCGGACGTGCGGCTCCTTCACCGACCCCGACTATCCTGACCCCTGCAATGTCCATGTCCACGGTGCTATCCAGGGCGAGGTTCTCGGCGTGTCCTGGCATGCAGAAGATCCGGTCCCCGTTGTTGGCCGTCACGATGGCATCGGTGAACGGCTCCACCAGTGTCAACTTCGGGGAATCTGGGTTGCGTCCAGCCCCCCCGCCGTCAGATCCCGAGCCGGAACCCGAATCGACATAGAACCGCTTGCCTGTTGACACCCCCATATCAGAAATGACCAACTGACTGGCGATGTTCTCAGACACAAGCGAAGAGCGTGATGCCTTAGCTGCTCCCATGTCTGTCCTTTCCTGAGTGAGGGGGGAGCCCTGCCATTGCCGTTAGGCTTAGTAGATGTGCGGGGCTCCCCTTCTCAATCATCCATTGTCCTTAGGTAGCGTTCGCCAAGCCCTGAGGCATGTCGTCGCCATCGGCCATGAACCTGGGTTCGCTGAGGATGGCGAGCACACAGCCATCGGTAGGATCGTCCGTGGTCTCAGTGACCCGCAGGCGCAACCCGGCGAGCGTTCCGGTCGGGTTGGTCTTGATGTATGCCGCTTCCGCTTCAGCCACATCGACTTCGATGGGGATGATCCGGTTGCTGTCCCCGGTGATGGTGAGGATACCGGAGGTGGTTGCCGTCGCCCTGGTGCCGAGACGCTCAACGGCCTGGAGCCCGCCTGTGACCGTGTCGCCGGCCGGGTGATACTCGAAGGCCAGCTCCGTGTGGATGGTCGGACTGTAGAGGGCATCGCAGCCTTCCAAGGTAATGGTGTGGTCGGCCGCGGAGGTAGCGCCGTACACAACCAGGAAGGTGACGTGCCTGTAGTTACGGACATCCACGATGCCGGTAACCGGGCTTGCCCCACCAACCGCGCCTCTGGGGCCTGACGATCCAAACGTCACACCATCGGCGCCGAACCTATCGGCGTCGGGCGGGAGAACGTTCAGCACTCGGTGAGCTTGTACAAACTTCATGCTACTCATTACTTTCCTCCTTCTCTTTCTAGGCGCCCAACTTAGGCGCGAGTAGCAAGGGTGACGAACGGCGACAGGGTGTCACCATTCTTGGGGGTGAGCGGTGCACGCCACCACGGCTGACCGTCGTTCCGCAGGGTGAAGCGGAAGGCGACCTCGCCATAGTCGAATCTCAGGTGGATGCTCGTCGCGCTCTGGAGACCCTCGCCGGACCGCTCGCCAATCAGGTACTGCGAGAAATCGTAGAGGCCAACGTCACCCTCTGTACCGAGGGTCGGAACCTGTTCGGTGAGCAGCAACGGACGACCGAGCAGCGTGCCGTTCGGCGCGCCAGCCAGCCCCGTGTTGTTGCCCGGGAGCCACAGGGGAACGCCACCGGTGCCAACGCTCAGCACCATGGTCGCGAGCTGCGGGAAGGTATTGTGATTGGCAACCCACACAGCGTTATTCTTGCCCCATGCGCGGGAGTACATCTTGAGGATGTTCTGGCTGTTGATGGTTTCCTTGACCTGTGCGGCTTCCTTGGGCACGGCAATCTTGCTGTTGTTCGCCGCGTTCTGGATGCCCAACGGCTTGCCTGCACCGTTTGCAGTCAGGAACTCCTCGTCTTCCTTGTAGGCGATCGCCTGGGGGAAGAGATTCATCACGAGCGCTTCGACGCTGATCGGACTGTCCTGCAGCATCTCGTCGGTGACGTAGCAAAGCCCGGTCAGCTTGGTGAGCTTCAGACCGATCTTGCGGAACGCCGGCTGGCTTCCGGTAACCTGGCCGCCCTCACCGGTGCGGAACACCTGCACTCCACCGAACAGTGTGGAGCTTCGATCCTCGTCCTTCATTGCAGGGATCTCAATGTGCGAGCTGGACATGGGAATGACGCGAGCCCGCGGACGAACGATGCTGGCCTCGAGCGCGATATTCAGCAGCTCGGTACTCTGCTCAGTGGGAATCAGGTAGCCTCCCTCACTGTCGACCAGCTCGTTCATTCCCGAGGCAGCCTTGGTGGTGAGCATGTCGCTGTAGCGCGTCAGAATGTGTCCGGCGCTCTGGCCGTTCTTGCCAGCCTTGTAAACTTCGTATGCGAAGTGCCCGAAGTTTTTGAAGCCACCGGTCGACATCAGCTTCTCGCCTTCGCTCTGGCCGACCGTGATCTTGACACCCTTCACCGAGGCCGAAGCCTTGGAGAGGGCTTCAGCTGCACCGGCCGACGCTGCTTCCGCCGCCACCTTGCGCAACTGCTCCTCGATCCCCTTTCGGAATTCGGCAGTGGCGGTGTCTTCGACGACCTCTGCGACCACCCCACCCATCAGGAGACCCTTAGCCTCGTCGTCTTCCAGTTCAATCACCGCGTTGATGGCGTAGTTCTGGAAGGCTTTGAGGACTCTGTAGGTCTTCATCCTAACATTCTCCTTTCCTGTTACAGTCCGGCAGGCGGTGTTGCGGTTGACTCTCCGGGCTGCGTCCGCTGCGCTCTCTCAAAGCGCTCCACGTCTGCATGCCTTGAGCCATCCCCACTAGACTCTTCCCTGCATCTTTTCCACCTGCTCCCGCGCAATGCTGGGCAGGTCGTTCGCTACGGTATCGACGGCCGACATGGCCGCCTTTTTCATTTCGTCGTTGATCTGTTCCGGCAGTCGGTAACTCAACGAATCTTCTTCCGCGATCACCCTGCGCGTGCCAGGGCCAGGACGATCCACTCTGCGCATCTCGCCCCCGCACTTCGGGCACTTGATGTCCTTGCAGTGCTTCTTGCTGCTCATCTTGTGGTTGCATTTGATACAGGAGCAGGCGTACTTGGTAGCCTTCCCCTCTTCAGGGTCGCCCGTATCCACATCCGTCGGTTCGTCGGTGTTTTCGGGCTCTACAGCCGGATCTGAGACAGGGGCTACCGGGGCGACAGGTGCAACAAGTTCTACCGGCACATCCGGCGCGACGGGTTCGGCGGGTTCGGCGGGCTCAACAGGCGCCACAAGTGCCGGGGGTGTGGCGGGTACGACGGGCGGAACATCTTCGGGTATCTTCATGGCTGGTCCTTCCGGTATTACTAACCCCATTTCGTCCAGGATGATTTGCGGTACGCTCAACCCCTTCGCTCGCATCTTCCCCACCTGCACAGTGACGGCATCGGGGTTGGATTGGATAGGAGCAACCGCGTACTCGAGCCCCACCCAGTTGCGGATGATGTAACCAACCTCCGCGAACCTCGGATCGGCACGTACGTCGGCCTCCGTCGGGCGTCCCATCTTCGTAGGAATGAAGCCGATGCTCTTGCCCTTCATCCCATCCTTGACAAATGCGTAGACTGCATCGGGGAACCAACTGCCGACCCAGTCGTCGGGCACGCCCTTGTAAATGGTCTTGGCCAGCCATCCGTTCATAGGCGTCTTCACGCGCTTCACCCATGCAGCTCTCCCCACCGGAAGCTCGTTGTACTTGTGTGCGAACGTAACCGGACCGCCCCCCTTCTGGAAGCTGGCCCAATCGGCGCCCTGAGGCAGCACCACTTCCTTGTCGCGGTCAACGGAGTCGGTGGTGATCAACGAAATGTCCGCTCTTTCCCCTTCCACCAATTCAAACTTCTCAGGGGTAGCCCTCACACGGATGATCCCGTTCTCGCCGCGCAGCTCGACCAACGACCGGCAGTCTTCGTCCAGGTTCTTCAGAATCGCTTCAATGTCGGTCGCCACCTTCGAGTGCATGGGAAAGCCCAGCGGCCCTTCTGCGTCCCCATACATCTTCCTGATTTTGTCAACGCTTGCAGGCATCGCCTACTCCTTTGCTTTCCCGGGCCTCTTCTTGGCCTTCCTCGTCCCGTATGGTTTCGCCTCCGGCTGATCGCTCTTTGCATTCTTGGCGGGGTCTGTGGGGTCGTCCTTCGACAGCCGCACCATTGCCGACATCACTGTGCCCGAGTCCTTCAGGGCGTCGGGCATGGGGGCTGTTGCAAACTGCGGAGGCCAGACGCAGGTGAGCTTTTTGATGTTATGCACTCCCTCCCCGCGGACCTTCTTGGCTGGAGCGCTGCGTACCTCCCCACGTACCTGCCAGTTTGCCTTGGCGTGCATCACTACGGTCAGCTCGTCTCCCGGATGCATGGCGCAGATGGCCCGCACCACGTCGGCATCAACGGGTACACCACCGCTAAGCACCTTGTCGAATCCTTCGTCATACTCCACTCGCGTTGATCTTGATCCCATCGCAATCTCCTAGCCAATGATGGACGGCGTTGATGGCTTCCGCTCACCAACGAGCACCTCTACCATGGTGCATTCACAGTTGGGGTGGTACGTGGGAAGGTTACGACCTCCCCTCCTGGCGTTGGGTTTGTTGTATTTGCCGATGCCTCTCAGCGCCGACTTCATCTTGACGAATGGGTACGCGCTGGCCATGTTCAGGCAAAGGATGCAAGCGTCGGGTGACAGCAGTGGACGGAACCCCTTCACCACCTCCGACGCGGCACCGGCAAGGACCTGCCCATCGTGCAGTGCCATACTGTATTCGGTACGAGCAATTTGCTTGGCTCTCCAAAGTTCACCATGGTTGAAGATCTTGGCTATACGCTTGGTCAGCTCGCGGGGACCCTCGCCCCTACCAATGATTCCGGCGATCATCTCCTTCTTCAGCTTGACAACCGCCGCATTGATCTGCATCGAGGTTGTGGCTGAGGTCGTAGCTGAGAGCTGCATGGCCTGCAGATGAATAGCTTTGATCAACTGCGCATTGCTGCGACTCCAGTTCACCTCACCCGCACCGATGCGAATCAGCGTCTGCTCCCCACCCTTCAGCATCGCAATCTCCAGGAGAGGTTCTATACGCTGTGCGTGACCGACGCGCTTCGAGAAGGAACCGATGTTAATGGGCTCCTTACCTATGTTGATGCCCTTCTGTGACAGGGTAAACGCTTCGCTGCCGAAGGTCACCCCGTAGTAGGCGAGCGTATAGGCGTGCTGCTCCCTGAAGAACACCTTGAGCATGTCGATTGCCTGCCACACATCCGTACCAGAAACCGGCTGGGTCCATCCCGGGGATGCCGGGCTCTTCTTATGCACCTCGCCGCACGTCTCGCAGTAGTCCATGGATGCGGGCAGCTCGTCCTGCAGTACAGGAGTGTGGGACTTGCAGGAGTGCACCAGCGTGCGGTGCTCGGCGCAGAGCGGCATCAGTTTATCAATCCCATCTTCTGCCAGTACTTCACAATGCCGGCCACCTTGGGCACAGCTATCAAAAGCTCTTCAGCTATCTTCATGTTGTCAACGCCCTCGGGATTCTGGCGGATGAAGATGAGCACAGCGCGTTTCTCGTCCTCGGTTCCCTCCTCGTCCTCCTCGTCCTCCTTGGGTGGTGTGGTGCCGGGCTTAGGGGGTCCGCTGATGCTACCGTCCTCGTTGACCTGTCCGATGGGCGGGGAGGGGTCGGGCCTGTTGCTGGGCTGTGATACGCTGGTAGGTAACCACGGCTCCCTGCCCCACTCGACCTCGTTCTTGTTATCCGCCAGCCGCTCTTCGTTGATTGTAGTGTGGCCGGTCTTGAGATTGCTCTCGCGGACCTTGATCTTGCGCTCGACGTCCTCCGGCACCGGATCATCGCTGACAACAAACAGCCGGTCGGAAAACATCGTTGTAAGCTTCTGGTTGATCCGCTCGTCCTGGCGCTCAAGCCGCGGCCATATTGCCTGCCGCCCGTGCTGCGCCTGCGCTGCATTCAGCTCTGCACGTGACTTCATGCTGTCCATCAATGCAGGGGGTACACCGTATGCGTTCAGCACCTCGGTCTTGGTGACGCCGAAGCGTGCGAGCATTTCCATGTCTCGCGCCTTGAATGACAGCGGCTTCATCTCAAGGGCGCTTTCCCAAACGACTACACCGCCCTCCCCACCCTGGCGGAACTTGCGCTTCAGCCACGCCTCCAGCCGTGCGGCCTGCGAGGTGGTGAGGGAGCTGCCTTCGTCCTTGGGGCTGATGATGGCGTCCGGTCTCGCTCTGTTGTCCATCGACGATGCCACGAACGAATGGTCCTTGTTTATAATGTTAATAGCCTCATACGCTGCACGTGCAGGGGACCATCCCGCGCCGTACGGATCAATTAGATTGGGGAACCGGAAGTCTACGATCTCCTCTGCCGGGTACGTCTCCCGCTCCTTGTCCTTGCCGTACGTGAATGCCATGGGTATGTTAGTCTCAGTGTCGCGGACTACCGTGATATGTTGCGGCTGCAATAGCCAAATCTTGGTGGGGACGTTCATCGCCCCTCGCTCTATACGCCAGTACGCCTCGCCCGCCAGCTCCTGGTACAGGTCTGTCAGCTCGCGCAATGAGTACTGGCCGAAGTACGACGTGCGCCCCTCTATGAGGTCGAGCATTGGGTGCTCCAAGACCTCCTTGATCTCTGCGTCCCCCGCTGCCGCCTTGTACCGACCCCGCACCCACTTCTCCCGCCTTGCGTCCAGCTTACGGTACCGCCAATACTTCGGCTCAGGGGCTCCCTTAGGCGTTTGCACGTATAAACGCATGGGTGTCTTCGCTACGGCCCCTGCGTTCAGTGTCGCCGCCGCATACGCCACACCACGATACTCGTTGATGAGCATCTGCTTGGTCGGCGACTTCTGGGTGCGGAATTGGTCAGCAAACGTCGGAGCGCCCTGATACTCAACAGCCATAAACGCCTTCTGCTCCTGAGTGAATTCGCGGGACTGCTGCAGCGTCTTCATCAGCTCGCGCTTGCGCCGCTCTCTTATCGCGTTAGGCATTCAATCCTCACCGATGTTCCCAGACCAAACTGCCGGGTTCTCGACGTCCAACCAAGGCTCCAGTCCGTCGATTTTGGCAGGCTCCTTCTCAGGAGCGTCTTTGAATCGCTCATGTGGTTGGGTGTGCGCACGTGCTTCCACCTTTCGGTCGTACTCGTCTCTCGCCGCTACCCTTGCAGCCTCCTCCGCAGTACGCGCCTTGGGGAGACTCCGCCGCCTCCGTGGCTTGGGCTTGGACCCTCTCGGAGGTGGTAGTTCTTTAGCCATCGTGTCTCCTAGAGGTGCAAGGGACGAGGCGCGGAGGACTGATCGCCCCGCCCCTTGCGGCGGGTGTTATTCCTTATCCAAAGCTTTCTTGACTGCGCTGACCGCATCGAAGCAGCCCTTGCAGAGGCCGCGCTTGTCGCTCTTGTCGCTGTTGTTGCGGAGGAAGCCGCAGGTGTTGCATTCGAACTTGCCAGGGGGGGTTCCGTTGGTCACCGGCACGTGCACTGCGGTCTCTTCCTTGGCGGGGTCCTTGGGCTTCGACTCCTTGGGCTTCGACTCCCGGTCCTCCTTGCTGCGGCTCTTCGGTGCTCCCTTGTCCCTCGCGTACTTCGGTGCAGCCATGCTACTTCTCCTTCTTGCTCGCGGTCTCTGCAGCCATGTACGTGCGTCCGCAGGACGGGCACGTTCTGACCACCTTAAGATTCTCCAACGGCTGCGAATCCCCCCTCAGGTACGCAACCAGTATATTGATACAGTCCCCAACGCCGATGCCGATCAAATTATCCAGCGCCTGCGCCGCCTTGCGTATGGTGATCGTCTCCTTGCTCGAATCCTTCGCCAGGCACTTACCACACGTTACCGACGTAACCTCCACCGGCTCCCTGCACGTGTCACACGGCAGCACCGCGGAGTTGTATTTGGTACGCCCCTCGCGCAGCTTAGCTATGTGCTCCTCCGGGGTGTTCACCTGGGCTACCACCGGGGCTACCACTGGGGTTTCTTTCGCGGTCTTCTTAGCCATCGCTCATTCCCTCCGCCATTTGCTCCAGTCGTTCGCCTATCTGTCTATGTGCCACCTGCATTGCCTTGATCCTGCACGACGGACACAGGTCGTTGACCGTGGTGTCGTTGTCAAACAGGATGCGCAAGCTCAGCTCCACGTGGCCGTACAACGCGGTCGTCTTCATGTGCATATTGACCTCGCTCTCGTCCACCGGCATGATGTTCTTGCAATCGTCACAGCGGGTGACCGTCTCCTGGCTCACGCCACAATCCTCGCCAGGATCTGATCCCTGGGAAGAAACACGCACCGCTCACCGTTGATTATGTACTCATGCCCAGTAAACCAACGGTATACCACGCGGTCGCCGCGCTTCAGGTCTTCAACCTCCGGTCCGGTGAACGCCACAGTCCCCTTGACTGCATCGGCTCTGCGCTTCTCATCCACCGTCTTACGATTCATCGGCAGGTGTATGCTGCCCACCTTGTCAGCCATCGGGTCGCGTACAATCAGCACGTTGTCGTGTGTCGGTAGTAGTTGGATGGCCATTACTTTTTGCCCCCTGCCTCGACATCTTCGACCACTTCACCCGCCAGTAAAGCGTTGAGTGCATCGCGCAGACGCAGTGCGTCCGGTCTCCGCACCTCCACCCAACGTTTCGCACCGGGCTCGGTGATCTTCAACCTGGCCTTCCCCTTAAACATGCCCAACGTCAGGAGCTCGGACTCCCCCTCGCTGGTCGCAAGGGTGAAGAGCACCATACCAATCGGCATTCCCTGCAAGCCGGCCAGCAGCTGGTCCCACGTCTTCGTATTGCTAGGCATCGACATCGATGATCACCAGCTCCTGCGTCAGCGACAGAGTACGAATTGTCTCCCATGCTCGGAGTATCGCATACAGTCCATTGACAGTCAGGTCGTGACTACAACAGTCAGCTTCTGCGAACGCCTGGGAGCACGTGTGGTAAATGTCCGTCTCGGGATAAAGCTTAGCGA